GGCGGAGGCGGTGGGAATGGTTATGGAGCTTATGCCTCTGGTGCGGGCGGTTCAGGAATTGTAATCATCTCATGGTAAAAATACTCCAACTCTACGGCATTGACACAGCAATGCAACTGCTCAGACCCAATGCCAAATGGCAAATATCCAACCGTGATATTACTGAGTGGGATGACCCTAGACCGTGCCCAACTTGGGAAGAAATAGATGCAACGATGGAAAAGATTAAGGCTTTTGAAGAATCAATCAACACCATTTGGACAGACGAACAAATTAAAGAACTTGGAGGTAGATAATGGCACACTTTGCCCAACTAGATACAAATAACGTGGTGACGCAAGTCATTGTGGTTAGCAATGCAGACACTTCAACTGCTCAAGGCGATGAGAAAGAATCTATTGGTATTGCCTTTTGTGAGCGTTTGCTTGGTGGCACTTGGGTAAAAACAAGTTATAACGGCAACATCAGAAAGAATTATGCGGGTATTGGATATACCTATGACAAAGACCGTGATGCTTTTATACCTCCAAAACCTTATGCTTCATGGGTTTTGAATGAAACTACTTGCAGATGGGATGCGCCAGTAGCTATGCCTAGTGATGCAGGTCAAGGTGACCCACCTAAAATGTACAGATGGGATGAAGATACAATTAACTGGGTAGAAATTATTAACTAAAATTGGAAATGTAATATGTATGGCTTGGATGTAAAGACACAATGGGAAGATATTCTCAAGATTCATTGTATAAAACTAGCAAAAGAACTTCACCCAGAATGGTATCGATGGGCTTTAACCAATAATTACGAAAGAGCAGTATTCCTAAAAGGAGACCCTGTTTTACCTAGAGAAGCTACACGATATATGTGGGCTAATCAAAATCTACTGGGTAAAAAGGTTTTTGAACTAGGATGCTCTTCTGGTTATGGATGTCAATTCCTACCCAACGATGTAGACTATCTTGGACTTGATTACGATCCTGTCATTATTAGTGTTGCCCAAGAACAGAACTGGTTAGAAAAAGCTCAGTTTGTTCAGGGTGACATCAACCAAGTAGCCCTAGACCACTACGACACCATCATTGCCTTTGAGGTCATAGAGCACCTAGATAACGGTTTAGAGATCGTAGAAGAGCTTAAAAATCATTGTGATAGGCTACTAATCACCGTGCCTTGGAATGAGCCTGTAGGTTTCTGGGGACCGCACCACAAGATACACGGACTCAATGAATCTCACTTTAAGGGGTTTCAGTTTAACTACATTGATCAAAACGGACGGGTATCCGATACCGCCACTCCGATCAGCAAAGAAAACCAATGTAACTTGATGATTCTAAGGTGGGACCGTGGATAGTGTGCTTTGCTCCATCGGGACTAGAGGCCGATACGACACCACACTTCCTCTAGCATTGGCAGCAATAGTTAACCAAACAAAGATACCCGATAAGCTCATTATCTTTGATGACAACGATGAGCCTAGAGATGTTCGTGAGGAACTGATCTACAAGAACCTGTTCCAGATGATGGAGTTAAAGAACATTGAATGGGAATGGGTTTTTGCTCATAAAAAGGGAACTCATTGGAACCACCAGACTGCCAACATAATGGGCTACAAATGGGTTTGGAGAATGGACGATGATTGCATCCCAGAACCTCATGTGCTTAGAACCTTGTTAAGTTATGCTATACGCAAGAATGCAGGGGCGGTAGGAGGCTCGATCCTGACTCCTCCATTACCTAAACCATTTAAGGCTACTGGGAAAATAGAAAAGATCAACGAAGAACCCAACATCCAATGGGGACTTATTACCAAAGAACAACAAGTAGAGCACTTGCATTGTAGTTTTGTCTACCGAGCAGGGGAGTATGACTACAACACAGGGCTTTCTAGGGTAGCGCACCGTGAAGAAACTTTGTTTAGCTACGGGCTACATCAGAGAGGATTTAAGCTCTATGTGGTTCCTGATGCTATTACATGGCATTTAAAGAACCCTGATGGCGGTATAAGGAGCGAGACTGATGAATCCTTGTACATCCATGATGAGCAAATCTTTGCTAATTTTATGCAATACAGAGACCATACCATTGTGGTATTAAACTGCGGTTTAGGAGATCACATAGTCTTTTCCAAAATATTGCCAGAAATCAAGAAGCCTTTGATATTTTCTTGTTATCCAGACATTGTGCCTGGTCATGCTATTGCTCATGCAGAGCGGGGGTTTGGTAACTTAGATCAATGGAATATCTATTTGAAAATGTCCCAATGGGAATGGAAGGGTTCTTTAGAGAACGCTTTTAGAAAGTTGTACTTATGATTATTATCAGCCCCTATTCCAAGGCTCTAAGGAATGGCAAAGAAAACCCTAAGAACTACCCTTATTGGGAAGAAGTCCTTAAAGGCATCAAGGAACCTGTAGTCCAGATTGGTATACCTGGTGAAAAGCAATTGTGTGAGGATTTCAGGGTAAATCTTAGTTTTGATGAACTTAGAGCACTTTTAAAGGAATGTCGCACTTGGATTGGGTGCGATTCGTTCTTTCAACATATGGCTTGGAGGGAAGGCAAGAAAGGAATAGTTTTGTTCTCCAGATCAGACCCTTTGATCTTTGGACATCCTGAAAACGTCAATCTTCTCAAAAGTAGGGATTGTTTGACTAAATTTCAATTTATTATCTGGGAAGAGCAAGAATATGTCCCAGATGTCTATGTAGACCCAAATGAGGTAATAAAAGCATTGGAATTATTCTAGAACTTGGTAAAATTAAAACGATGCTCAACTTCCACTATTAAACACCATGAGCGAATATACCCCGTTAAGAACTCCTTTCTCGAACATGAGTTTTACTCCAGATGTTCCTAGCAATGCTTTGGGGCCCAATGAGTACAACTCAGGCTTAAACGTGGAAGCTGACGTTAGAGGGATTAAAAAGGTATTTGGTGAAGTGGATATTATTGTTACCATCCCCAATATTGCCTTATTCATGGACGGTGGATTTTTGCAAAATACTGGAGACCCAAATGCCGTTGTTTGGTCATATCTTGTTGCAACCAGAGATTCATCAAATCATGGTAGATGGTATCAAGTAAAAGCAACTGGCGCAGTTAAAAATATTACCCCAGGCTACGGAGCAAATCCTAGTGCATATATTGATTTATATACAGAAAACATCAACATTACTACTTCTTGGGTAGGAAACGTATTTTTTATAAACGATGGTTTAAGTGCTCCAATGTATTACAGAGCAACTCAAGATGAAATTTATTATTATGATGCTGCGCCTAATAACTATATTTGGAATTACGAAATAGGACTTTCCCCATCTGTAACAAAAGTAGTAGCTAACTTTATGCGAAACTTCTGCTCACCGAATGTGGGCAATATCCTTATTGCGGGTAATTTAACTAAAACATATGCTTCAGGAAGTGTCATCAACTATCCAACTACGGTTAGATGGTCTCAACAATTTGCAAATACGGGTGTTCCTACAGATTGGTCTCCAAAGTTATCTAATGTGGCTAATGAAGTTGAGATTCCCGTTCGTGGTCCCATCATTGACGGATTCTTTTTAGGAGGTAATTTCTATGTATGTTCCTATTGGGATACGGTTGTTTTTTCTCCCATTGCTTATCAGTCTTCTAATGCTCCCATCTTTGGTATACGCTTATTTAATCAAGGTAGAGGGCTTTTCAACAATAATTGTTGGTCAAATACCGATTCCAATGTATATGGTGTTGATGCTAGGGACATTTGGGTGTTTGATGGTTCTAACTTTCAGCCATTGGGCAATCAAAGGGTTAGGGATTATTTCTTTTCCAACATCAATACCGCACTAGATTCTGCGGGGCAACCTTATGCTGACCGTATGTTTATGGTCAACAATACCCAAAAGAACCAGATCGAGATTTACTATCCAGACAAGAACAGTACTTCATGGTGCAATAAAATGCTTTCATGGAGATATGACTTGCAAGTATGGAATGCTCCTAAAGACGTTCAATACGCCTGTGCAGGGTGCGAGGGACCAAGATGGATAGATGCATCAACTGATTACTTTAATCTTGCCTCAAGAGCCGTGGTGTATGCTAAAGGCGGTACTGCTAGTCAAAAGCTTGTAGAGACTTCAATAGGAAACTCTTTTAGTGGAAATACTATTCCTGTGCTTTTTGAGCGTACAAATGTTGCTTTGGTCAGTACTGATGGCCCTGTTTCTTTTTCTTCTAAAGTATATATACACCGATTGATGCCTGAAATATCAGGAACTGGAACCATCAATATCACGGTAGGAGGAGCCAATTCAACTGCTCAAACTGCGGTTTATGGGCAAACTGGAACGGTTTCTATTGTTACAGACAATCCTTGGGTGACTACTCAACAAAATACGTTTAGAACAGTTGCTATCAAAATTGAATCAAATGATGCTACAAATTCTTTTAATTTGACTGCTATGAATTGGCAAGCAACGGTTACTGAGGATGCTTACTAATGCCTTTTGCTTTAAATTCCAACCCTAATCTGAATGAAATTTCTGATGCCATTAATTACCTTTTAAGTAATTTTGGTTCTAATGTTTCTATTGATATAGCAAATGGAATTATTGCGGGTCCTACTGGAAGAATATCTAATCTTTATAAATACATTCAAATTAAGTATGCTACATCGTATGATGGTTCAGTAGGATTTAGTAATGTACCTACAAATGCTATTTATTACGGGATTAGAAATAACAATAGTTCAACTGAATCTACTGAGCCTAATGATTATATTTGGAATAAAACAACTGGATTTGGGACTACCAATTATCTTTATTACACGGTAGCTGGAGGTAGGCAAATTGATTTTTTTGTAAGCCCAACTGCTCCAAGTGCTTATTACGTTATAGACCCTGGGACTGCAATTGACATAGACATTGTCACGACAACAAGCACCCAAAATGTAGCTATCCCTGCTATATACCAATGGACATCTGGAAGTGCCCCTGCAAGACCTTCAACAACCTCAACATATACTTGGGCTACTGCCTCCTTTACAGCTCCTTCTGGATGGACTGCAACCCCTTCTACCAACAGCACAGCAGGGTATGTCCAATGGGCTATCTTTGTGCCAATTACTGCAAATTCTAATACTGCAACTTCAGTCATAGATTGGACTAATGTTGCTTACCCAATTGTGCAATTTAGCGCAAATGGCGCAACAGGCACTACGGGAAGTACTGGGCTTAGTTCTTTAACTGCCTATTTACAACAAAACCAATCAAGTGGCGTTCCTGCTACTCCATCCAATACTACGGGACCT